TAAATCAGACTGTTGGCGTATCGCGTATGCGTATGGAACAGTACAAGGCAGACCGCATTGAAGCCGAAGTTGCTTTCGATATGAAGGTAATCGGTGCAGACCTTGGTTACTTCTTCTCAGCTTGCGTAGCATAGTTAGGGGCCGATAATGGCAAACAGACTTACTAAAGGCAAAGTCCTATTCGGTTCGCTCAGGACAAGTGGTGTTGTTGCTGGTAATACAAGCACACTTAAAACTACTGTCACAACTTTGACGGATGCCGCAGAAACGATGACAGCCGCACAGGTTGTCACTAACGGTGGTTTGTTGGTTTGTACCCCAACAGCAGCACGAGCCAAGACAATTCCTACGGGAACTCTTACCTGTGCAGCGTTGAAGGGTTACGCAGTTGGTGACACTTTTGAGGTGTCGTTCACAAACCTGACGGCTGCTACTCATGCGTTGACGGTTACGGCTGCTACTGGTGCAACTATTGTCGGTTCGGCAACGGTTGCAGCGGCAACTTCCGCTACCTACAAGGTTCGTGTTTCAGCTGCTAACACGGTTGTTTGGTACAGAGTCGCATAAAGTACTTCGGTCAAGTGGCCTCGGTTCTATTTATTTGAAAGAGTTTCATGGCATATCGAGTTCTTAAACCAATTTCGGCAGGCGATGGTTCAACGATCCCTACTGGCACCCTTGTGGATGCTGAGGGTTGGCGCAATGTGCGTCAGTTGGTTAACGGTCGTTTTTTGGCTGAGGTGGCAGAAAATGTTGTTTCTGTTGAGCCTTCAGTCCAGGATGAGGTTGTGGATGCTCCGAAGGCTAAGGCCAAGAAGTCCAAGACCGAAGAAGGTAACTAATGTCAATTTCTAATTATGGTGAACTCGCGTTTCTAAATACGATTCGTGCAACCTCGTTTTCGGTTGCCACCCCGTATGTCAAGTTGCATTTGTCTGATCCCGGTGAAGATGGTACCGCAGGTGCTGCTGCAGAAACTACTCGCAAGGCCATTACTTTTTCGGCTGCCGCTTCAGGTTCGATGGTGTCGTCTGCAACTGTTACTTGGACTAACGTTTCCAACACAGAGACTTACAGCCATTGGTCTATGTGGGATGCGGTGACTGCTGGCAACTGTTTGTGGTCGGGTGCTTTCTCGTCTTCGGCTGCTGTTACTGCTGGCGATACTTTTCAGATCACATCGCTTACTCTAACGCTGGACTAATTTTATGGCCTGGTCTTATTCAGGCGATCCAGCGTCAACCACGTTGGATCAGGTGCGTTTCCTTTGTGGCGATACAGATACCACTAATCAGTTGTTGCAGAACGCTGAGATTACTTTTTTGATCTCTCAATGGACTCCTAATGCGTATTATGCTGCCGCTTTTGCTTGTGAGGCTATTGCTGGTAAGTATCAAGGGAAGGCTGACTATTCAAGGAGTGTGGGCGATCTTTCAATTTCAACTCAATTTGGGGCTTCGGCTAAAGGCTTTTTGGATCGCGCCGAGCGTTTACGGTCGTCATCTGCACATATAGCCCCGCCTTCGCCTAATTGGGATGCAGACGGTTACCCGGTGAGTTCAGAGTTCTCGATTGGTATGGGCCGCAACGTTGGCTCAGGAATGTTCTATGTTCCACCGATTCAGGACTTCCCTGAATGACCATTGAGGCTGCTTTCCTTGAAATGATGCCTACTCAGGTGACTGTTTTTCCTAAGTCATCTACTGATGCGTATGGCAAGTTCACCTTTTCTGCTACTGGTACAGCAACGAATTGCCGGGTTCAAGAAACTGGTCGAGTGGTTAAGTCGGCTGACGGGCGTGATGTCTATGAGGTTGGAACGATCATTTTCTACGGAAACCCAACGATTACAACGGATTCCAAGATCGTGTTACCTGATAGTAGTTCGCCTTTGATTCTTTCTGTCCAGGTTTACAATGACGATACGGGTACACACCACACAACTGTTTCGTTTGGTAACTGACATGGCGCGTAAACAGGTTGTTTATGTGGATGGTCTTACATCGGTTATTTCTCTTGGCCGCCGTGTTATTACTGGCTATACAGGCAACATTAAAGAGGCTTTGTATGCTGAGGCGCAGGCTATTTTGCTGACTTCTAGGGAGTTAGTACCTTATGCTGAAGGTGCTTTGTCCAGTTCGGGTCGAGTCCACGATCCATTCGTTGTGGGGAAAACGACGTCTGTTGAGATTACTTACGGTGGAGCTGCGGGCGGCGATGAGATGGTGAACTATGCGATTATCCAGCACGAGAATGAGGATTTCAAACATGCTGATGACAGACAGGCTTACTATCTGCAAGAGCCAATGATGGATGCTTCTGAAGGTTTGTCGGCTCGTTTGGCTCAACGTATTCAAGGAATTATTGATCGTGAAGCAGCAAGGGAAGTCAAGTAATGGCTATTTTGGATGCGTTGGGAACCTATTTGGCAAGCCAGGGGCAAGGCACTTTGGCTACGGATATCTTTCTTGCTCGCGCTCCTGACACCCCGGATGCTTGTGTGACTTTGTATGAGTCGGCTGGTAGCGGCCCCGATCACACGTTTGGTGCAGGCGTTTATGCGATTGATCATCAACGTATTCGAGTGGTTTGTCGTGCAGCTCGGAACGATTACCCTGCGGCTCGCACAAAGGCTGTTGCTGTAAGGGCTATCCTCGGTGCTGTAAGGGATACAACCCTTTCCGGGGTGGTCATTTTGACGATCTTGGCGACTTCAGAGGTTTATCCATTGAGTCGAGATGGTGACGACCGCGCTCTCATCGGATGCGATTACACCGTATGGCTGGGTTAGATAACTCCGAAATACCCGTTGATGCTTATGGCAAAGGGGCTACAGAGGATTTAGAACCTAGATGCTGGCGTTGCAAAAAGATGCTCGCAGTCTCGGTTACTAGACCCTGGGTTATTGTTTGCCATCGTTGTAAAGCCAAAAACGGGGCCTAAGTGCTTGCCTTGGGTGATCCGGGGCTGTAGGATTTACCAAGCGGTTTGAGCGACTTGGGAGGGTCGTTAGACAGGTTTGAAAGTGACAGCGCACCTTGCGAGGTGTCATCCTTAAACGTAGAACTCCATCAGGAGGTAAACAAAAAAGATTGACGGCTTCGTATCATTTGATGCGTTTAGCCTGCCCTTATTTCTCGATTATCGGAGGTACCCGATGAAGAAAATGTTTTTAACCGCAGTAGCGGTAACCCTTTTAAGTGTTTGTATTGGTTTGATTTCAGCAGTTCAGGCGGTTTCTGCCCCCACGATTGGTGATCCAGTTCCCCTTGTTTCCTTGGCGGCTTTTGAAGCCAAAGCCCCGGCATATGTTTTGCCTCAGGTTTACAAGCATGGTGATTGTTCTTGGATTCCCCCTGTGGCTTCGGCTGCTGGGTGGAAGGCACATCAGATGCCTCGTTTGTTGCACATTATTGCTCGCGAGTCAGGTTGTTGCCCAGCTCGTATTGGCGGTTCCGCAGTTGACAAGAACTGCAACATCATCAAAATGGTTACGATGACACACCCCTCAGATAGCGGATTGCTTCAGATCAATGGAATTAATTTCAACCCCAAACGCAACAAATATGCGCCTATCTGCACCCAAATGAAGATTTGCACCCAAGAGCCTTTGCTGGATGCGTTCACAAACTTGAAGGCTGGCAGACTGCTGTTTGAGGTAACAGGATCTGATTGGTCACCCTGGATCATCCCTGAGGGTGGTTGGTGAACTAAAGCCATATACAGTCGGCCTGTCGGCTGATGCGTTGTAAAGTCCTGATAGTTCTTCGTGTCCTCGTGACCTCGGCATCGCCCGTTCGTACCCTTGTGGTCAGGTCGGTATCCGGGGTAGAGCCACGTGCCACTATCAGGAGTAAAGATGCCGAAATACCTAGTAAATCAAGGGTTAGATTACCTAAATCGCCGCGTTGAAGCAGGCGAGATCGTTGACGACATCCCAGCTAAGTCTGTTTCGTGGCTGAAAGAACAAGGAATTATTGAACTTGCTGATGGCTCTGCCAAAGCAAAAGTCGAAGTTAAAGAAGAGCCTGCTCAGGTCGTAGAGGCTGCTCCAGTTGTTGCTGATGCGATTGATTCGGAGGATAAGTAATGGCTTTTATTCATGGTAAGAGTGCTGTTGTTTTGCACGGTATTTACGATTTGAGTGCATACCTGAACGATGGATCGGTGTCCACAATGGTCGAGACTGCGGAAACGACCGCATTCGGTTCCAGCGCAAAAACGTATATCACGGGATTGCGAGATGGAACGGTGACAGCTTCCGGGATGTTTGACGGTGTTGCAGGTGCTGTTGATGCTGTCCTTACAGCCTCGATTGGCTCAGATACGAACGCTCCAGTATCGTTTTTTCCAACAACCTCAACGATTGGTAACCCGGTAAAACTGCTTCAAGCAAAAACCACCGGGTATTCGGTTTCGTCACCTGTTGGTGATGTTGTTTCGGTTTCCTATGATGCTCAAGCTGACGGTGGTATTGATCATGGTGTTTCTCTTGCTGCTTTAGCCTCAATTTCGGCTACCACAAACAGCACTTCGGTTGATAATGCCGCCTCGACTGCTAATGGCGGTTTGGCTCAACTTCATGTTTCAGTCAACACACGGTCGGCTAATGCGACCATCAAAGTCCAACACTCAAGTGATAACTCCACTTTTGCTGACTTGGCAACATTTACCGTTGTAGCAACAACGATAACAACTTCGGAACGGGTCACAGTCGCGGCTGGTACGACAGTTAACCGATATTTGCGGGCGCAAAACACGCTTTCCGCAGGTACAGGATCAATCACCTATCAAGTTTCTTTCGCACGGAGGTAAATCGTGGCATTCGCACATGGCAAGTCAGCAGTATTCAAATTGGACAACT